CTAGCGCCAGTATCAGCCCTAGTGCGAGCGTTAGCCCCTCAGTATCACCGAGTGCTAGTGTAAGTCCATCCGCATCTGTTAGCCCGAGCGTCTCACCTAGCGCATCTATAAGCCCGTCAGCGAGCGCCAGCCCTTCTGTTAGCCCATCAGCTTCACTCAGCCCGTCAGCAAGTGAAAGTCCTAGTGTCAGCCCTTCGGCGAGTATTTCGCCAAGCGCGAGTGAATCGCCGAGCGTATCGCCTTCAGCAAGTATAAGCCCATCAATAAGCCCATCGGCGAGTATAAGCCCAAGTGTTTCGCCATCGGCTTCGGTCAGCCCGTCGGTGTCACCATCGGCGAGTGTTAGTCCAAGCACGAGCATCAGCCCGAGTGTGTCCCCCTCGGCGAGCATTTCCCCCAGCGCCAGTATATCGCCGTCCGTTTCTCCATCGGCGAGCGCATCTCCGAGTATAAGCCCCTCGGCATCGGTTAGCCCTTCGGCTAGTCCTTCGCCAAGTCAAGCCGCAATCGATATTATTCAGTTTGTTTTATACATTGACCAGGCAAGGGCATTTAATAAATATGTTGACCAGGCGCAAGATTTTGAATTGGAGCTATAGCGATGTCAGCAAATGAGATCCACGTCGGTGATGTTGGAACGGTGCTTACCGTGACGGTCAAGGATGATACCGCGGTCGTCAATATCAGCTCAGCAACCACGAAGCAGATCATCTTGAGGAAGCCATCCGGGACCAATCTGGAGAAAACGGGCGTCTTCGTGACGGACGGCTCGGACGGCCAGATGAAATACACCATTGTCTCTGGCGATCTGGGTGAGTCTGGCGATTGGAGCGTTCAGGCTAAAGTCGTGCTGACATCTGGCACCTGGTACAGCGACACGAGCACATTCACGGTGCATCCAAACTTATGACCGCCATATACCTCCTCCCTACTTGGTCAAAGATCATCGCCCTGCTGCTCATAGGCGCTGCGCCTGGCTACGAGCCGGGGAGCAGGATGACGTTCGAGGGTAAAGATGGGTGAACCGATTATCTTTGCGGCTAGCTTCCCAGCTATCCAAAGCGCCATAAAGATTAGCGGTGATGGCAATGGATTGAGATTACAGCTAGATGTGCCAGAGATTGATGTTCTGAATGCTCTACATGTTATTGCCATGCGGCAGCGGGCATTCAGAGTAACGATAGAACCATTGGATGAAGTATTGAAAGATGAGCGAACAAGTACAGCTTTTGGTCGGACAAAAGCAAAAAGGCGAGTCTAGCAAAGCCATTCAGGGCTGCAACGACTATCTGAGAATGGGACCCGGGCGTTCTCTTGCGGACTTGGCGCGCCAATACCGCGAAAAGCCCCAGAATGCCGCAACTCAGTCGTTAAATACCCTCCAAGGCTGGTCAAAGCGGTACGGCTGGTCAAAGCGGGCCGAGGATTATGATGCCGCCTTGGAAGCTGCTAAAACAGCCTATGCGCTTGAGATCATGGAGACTGGCATCGCTCTTACCTATGAGCGGGTTCGGAAGTTAAAAGACCTGGCCGATTTGCTGTTCTCGCAGTTGTATGAGGAAAGCGAAGAAGGCGTTTTGCATAACTTGTGGGTTCCAGACGTGAAGCAGATTGGTTCTGGCGAATATTCTGAGCGAGTTGACATTGAGCGTTATAACTCGCCATTGATTGGTGATATTCGAGGCGTTCTTGATGATATCGCTAAAGAGACTGGTGGACGTATCCATAAACAGGACATCACCAGCGGCGGCGAGAAACTGGTTATAGAAGTGATCTATGGTAATGACGGGACTGATAAAGGCTAAGAATGCCCATGACTAATATGTTCGGATTGGCTAGAGTAAAGCCTGAGATTGTCTATAACATTATTCGTGTTGTCACCGTCAATATGATGAACAACTTCGGACGGGTCAAGGTATCTATGAAGGTGCTGCTCCATTACGATTCTATGTTCAAGGACATAAACGCGTCGCCTATCCCTCCCGCTAGAAATCGCGAACGGATGATCTGGCACATAAACAAATATATAGCCATCATTGCGAACTTTACGGCCTCCATTCCATGCCGGGCTCTGGTTTCCCGTCTTTCCGAACATTGGATTGTCCTCGCCAAAGAATCCTTTTCCATGCATGGGATTTTTATCACCGCAAATATCTCGATAGTAAGAGGGGTTTTGATCAGTAAGATTGCGCGCAGTCGTAGAACAGCTCAAAGAGCAATATTTCGCCTTTCTGCTTTTCTGGATTTCAATTTCTTTTCCGCATTGTTCACAAATAATCTTCTCTCTTCCAGATTGGCTTCTACAATTCATGCTGCAAAAGCGATAGCTGCTGGCGAAGCTAGCTTTAACTTCAAATCTTTTGTTGCAATATTCGCATTTCAAAGTAACGCGTTTTCTTGGCATTGGCATATAACACCTATAATCAAACTAGTATGATATTACGATTATTTTACCAGATATGGAACTAACAGTAAAGTTACCCCTGCCACATAAACATCAAGTGGTTATCCGCCAGAGTAAGGCAAAAAGAAAGTGCGTTCGCGCGGGTAGAAGAGCTGGAAAAACCACTTTGGCTGCCATGACTACCATTGAGAAGTTCCTCGAAGGGAGGCGTATATTATATGCCACCCCCACTCAGGAACAGATTGACCGCTTCTGGTACCTGATCAAAAAAGCGCTGGAAGAGCCGCTTGAGCGAGGTATTTATTATAAAAACGAGACCAGGCACATCATCGAGCGCGAAGGCACAGAGAACTGCATCCGCGCCAAAACCGCCTGGGACGCCGATTCATTGCGTGGCGACTATGCAGATTATCTCATCCTGGACGAATACCAGGACATGGACCCTGAAGCCTGGGAGCTGGTTGGTGCGCCGATGTTGTTGGATAACGATGGTGATGCGCTATTTATCTATACATCCAAGCGTGGCAAGCGCGGCAAACACACGCGTGACCTGTTCAAACGCGCCAAAGAGGACACCACTGGGCGCTGGGAGGCATTTACCTTTTCCAGCCTAGACAACCCGCATATCAGCGAGGCGGCGCTAAGGGATATCACCGGCGATATGACTAACCTGGCCTATCGCATGGAGATCCTAGCTGAGGACATCGAGGACGACCCCAACGCATTATGGACGCGTGAGTTGATCAAATCCAACCGGGTGACCAAATTTCCTGAGTTGACACGCGTCGTTGTGGGTGTTGATCCACCTGGCAGCCCGGAAACGGAATGCGGCATTGTGGTAGCCGGCAGCGTCAGGATAGATGATGTGCTACACGCTTTTGTCATCGATGACCCGAGTAAGAAGGGCACCCCCGGAGAATGGGGGCGCGCCGTCGTGACTGCCTATCATCGCAACCTGGCCGATAGAGTCCTTGGCGAGGCCAATTATGGTGGCGACATGGTGGAGAACACCATTAGAACGGTTGATGGCGATGTGTCATATAAGGCCGTGCACGCCACACGCGGCAAGGCCATCCGGGCCGAGCCTGTGTCGGCTCTATATGAGCAGGGGCGTGTTCATCATGTTGGCGATTTTGAGGAATTGGAAGATGAGATGTGCAACTGGGTGCCGAACAGCGGTATGAAATCGCCTAACCGGCTCGACGCGTTGGTATGGGCGATAACTGAATTGATGATCCGACCCTCAGGGAGTGGACTGGTATGACAAAACCATCGGTTTTTGAGCGGGCAAAGCTCGCTATACGCTATTTTCGCAATGGATGGCCGGCTATCGCGCCGAGCCATACACACACCAGAGCGAAAGCGGCACCTTATGTCTGGCCTGTCTGGAAACAAGGCCGGCCCGAATATCATATTGTTGATTTGCAATCCTATATCGATGAGGGATTCAATCTCAACACATTGATTTACAGCGCAATCATGTACAAGGTGCGGGCTATTTCCGCTACCAAATTGCGCGCCTATAAGGGCGATCCTGAGAAACCCGAGATACTTATGCCATCGCACCCATTGGCGAAACTAGTTGCCAGACCGAATCCATCACAATCATTCCTGGAATATCAACAATTGCAATGTGTATATTTCAACCTATCTGGTAACAGTTTTGGTTTGCTTGATCGTCCCAAGCGCGGAGGATTACCCGAGGCGATCTATCCGCTTAGTCCACTTAGGGTATATGTCATACCTGGAAAGAAGAATGAGCTAATTGGCTTTTTGTATGTACCAGAGGGTAAGAGTCATGAAAATGGCACACCTATTCTTCCCGAGGACATGATGCACGTCAAACTACCCAATCCGGGCGACGCAATGGAGGGCATGGGCTATGGTCTTTCTCCGCTTTCTCCAATGGCGCGCTCCGCCAATGTGGATAATGATGTAACAGACTTCTTGAAGAAATTCTTCGAAAGCGGCACGATGATGAATACATACATCACCTTTGATGTACCCATGGAAGAGGGCGTTCTGGCGCAAAGTCGGGAACGCTTTATGGAAATATATGGGGGATACGAAAACTGGATGAAGCCGGCCGCGCTGGACAGCGGCGGAAAGATCCAGAAGTTTGGCTATAACTTCGATGAGATGGGCTTCGAGGCAATAGACGAGCGCAATGAATCTCGTATTCTGGGGCCATTTGGTGTCCCGCCGATCTTGATCGGATCTCGTATTGGTCTAATGCGCAGCACGTACTCGAATTATGAGGAAGCGCGGCGAGCTTGTTGGGAGGATACTCTAGTACCAGAGATACGCTTGTATGAGGCCGATTACCAATACTACTTACAATCCGATGATGGCGGCTTTGTGGCATTCGATCTCTCAGATGTACCAGCTTTGCGCAAGGATATGCCCGCCCTGGTGGAAGCGGCTTATAAGTTGTGGCAGATGGGCGAGCCGAGGGACAGTGCATATGCGATTGTCGGGCTTGAGCCGGTATCGAATATACCAAGCGGGCAAATTTCTTTTGTGCCATTGAATGCTATTCCCTATGACATAGGGGCAGAAGAGGCAGAAAATACAAATGTGGGCGCGGTGGAGGCCGAAGAGGATACAGAGGATCGCAGTAAGACAAAGAATTTACCTGTGATTGCGGAAAAAAAAAGTCTCTCACCAGAAGCCAAAGTGGCTCACTGGAAAGCCAACGACCGGACGGCGACCTCCTGGGAGCCGAAGTTCCGGGAAGCAGCGGTGAAGGCATTCGAACATGATAAACGGGAATTGCTGGCGATGTTGAACAAGGGCAAGCGGATAGCTTTAGAGCAGAAAGCAACCATTGATTGGCTCATCTTTGGCGAGGAATGGCTGCGCTACCTGTTAGCTGAGAGTGGCCAGGCCTGGCGAGCTACCTTCTTACCAATGATCAAGGGATTGATTAAGGATCGCGGCGAGCAGCTGGCGACGGCCTTCGGGATGCAATTTGATGTCCAAAATTTGTTCGCCAGAGACTGGTTTAATAATTACACGCTGAAATTTGCTACCGACATCGGAGAGACGACCAAGACTGACATTTCCAAGGTACTCAACCAGGCGCAACAGGAAGGCTGGTCGGTGCCAACTATGCAGAAGAACTTGACCACGCTATTCGACCAGTATATGCATGGCAATTTGACGCCAGATGATTTTGAGTGGTTTGAGGAGAGGATGCCGGCATATCGAACAGAAATGATTGCGCGCACAGAAACTCTCAGAGCCAGCAACGCGGGTTCCAATCAGATTTACAAGGATTGGGGATCCGAGAAAAAAGAGTGGCTAAGTACGCGTGATAACCGGACGCGCCCAGATCACGCTGAGGCAGATGGTCAGGTGGTCGGGATTAATGAAGATTTCAATGTCGGCGGCGAAAGTCTACAATATCCAGGTGATCCAGTAGGAAGTCCAGAAAACACCATCAATTGCAGATGTACGGAGCTGCCTGTCCTCTAGGAGACAATATGGATACTGCAACAGCCACCCCCGACCACCGCCATTGCTGGCACATGCTTGACCAAAGCGTGCCCAGCCTGAGCACCGAGATCTGCTGCTGGTGTGGCTGGCGGCGTTTCACGGCGCAGCGTCCAGCCAGGGAGACGGAACTGCACGGGGCGCACGCGCCGGAGATGCTCAGGCGGCGGGTCGGGCCGTCGGAATTCAAGTGGGAGGGGTTGCCATGAGATTATTTAGGTCGCCTGAACACCACCTGATACTTGATCGGCTTCCTGCCCAACAGAGCCAACGGCAGGAACAGCACGCCCAGGCAGCAGGTTTTGCCCACGCTCCAGCCCTGCTCGATGGTAGTGACATTCTCGACCTGCCAGCCCTGTTTTTGCATGCGCTTCACACCAGCCTTCATGGCGCGCTCATTGGGGTAGATCTCGATCCGTGTTTCGTACTGGATGGGTGTGGTCATAGTAGTGCCCTCCTGAGGAGGATTATACAATGTCGGGCATGATTGTGAAATACGGCAAGGATTACAACCTGATCAAATCACTGCATGGTGACAAGCTGTACATTCCCGTGGTGTATGCGCAAACGCGCCGCCACCTGTGCCATCGCGGCTTCACACGGGCGCGTGATGCACTGGACTACCGGCGAAAGTTGTTGGAACGTTACGAGAGGCTGAAGGACGGAGGAGAAGATGAACGAGATAGAGATTGATTTGGGAAGGGCAACAATCGAGGATTTCTACAGTATAGCCAAGCCGAAAATGAACGCAATGGATTTACTGGCTTTTGCCAATAAGGTCGTTGTTGGTGGTATTAATCATCTACCGATGACCGATTTGCCTAAGGTGCTCACCAATCTGATGAAGGAATTGCAGGCCAACTTAGAATTAGTTGAGATGGCCGTGAATTCTTACCTAAACCAGCTGAGGGATGATGAATAACGGGAGGGAGCAAAATGACAGAAGATGAACGACAGACTTGGCAAGAGCTGCGCCGCCACATGCTGGGCATGGCTGCCGCCATCGAGCGGCTATTGGCTAATGCTAGAGTTGCGGATGGTAAAGTTTTAGAGTATAATTTAGAAGATGACCAGCGCGAAGTGCATGTGAACGTGGCTGGTATCAGACAGGTGGCGGAATGAACGAAGAATTTACAGCCGAGGAATATGCTAAAATATATCATCCTGGACTGAATTATGTACCCGGGTATGTTGACAAAATAGATAAATGGACCGGGGGAGCATTGATAATGCTTCGGAGAGATAGTTGCGAATATTGTCATAAAGACAATTATTGTGATTTTGATTCATGTTTGTTTTGTGGCGCACCATTGCAATAAACATTTTGGGATTGGGGCTTCAATCCCTGGGGCTTGCCCCTAGAAGCCACCCCTTTTAAGGGGTGGAGAAGTCACCAGAAAAATCCATGGATTGCCCGGTCAAGGTAGCGCAGCAACAAAGCGAGCTTGACTGGCTGCTAGAACTTTACAAAAGATTACGACCTAAACGTGTCCTTGAAATCGGCTCACTCTACGGCGGCACACTGTGGCACTGGATGCGGGACGCTGAGCCAGGGGCGCTGATCGTCTCACTGGACTACATGATCTACACGGAGCCTAAGAAAGTGGCGTTGATCCGAGAAAGCCGCAAACTATGGCATGGCTGGGCAGAGGGCTTCGGGGTCACGCTGCGCACCATCTATGGTGATTCGACGCTGCCAGAGACGGTCGAGCAGGCCGAGAAATACGCGCCGTTCGACTTCATCTTCGTCGATGGCGGGCACCTTTACAAGATCGTAGATTCGGACTTTCGCACTTACTGGCCGATGCTGAGGCCGGGAGGGAAAATGGCCTTCCACGACATCGCCTATGAGCCAGGCAATAAACGCAGCCAGCCGGTCGGGCTTTGGTGGCATGAGCGCATCAGACCGCTACCGTTCAAGCGCTTAGAAATGATCGTGACGCCTGGGATATATGGCATAGGTGTATTGGAGCGGCCAGGTGACTGAGCCTAAAGTATTGGTGTTTTGCCCGACCTACATCTTGGATGGCGTCGAGCAGATTAAGCCAAGGACACGCGAGAGTATCCGCAAGCTGACATTTTGCAGCGGGAAGATGGTCAAGGTAATTAGCTCAGACAGCCACTATCCACCGCCGGATTACCGCAACGTGCTGCACCAGTATCGCAAGGCCAGGAAGCGGGTCCTGCGCGGCGGGTATGACGCACTCTTAACAATCGAACATGACATCATCGCGCCGCCAGATGCCTTGCAACAGCTATGGGATACGGGTGCGCCGGTGGCGTATGGCATCTATCTGTTCCGCGGCAGTCGCAACGTGGTCAACGCGTTCCGGATGGTCAATGGCCCCAACCCGGATATGTCCCTCTCGCAATTCCCCGAACTACTGGAGAAGGCGCGGCGAGATGTAGTTATCGAGGCCAGCGGCCTGGGCAATGGCTGCACATTGATACGGCGGGAAGTCCTGGAAAAAATCGATTTCCGCGAGAACGACAATGATGATAGCCCGATACCGGACATCCCCTTTTCACGGGACTGCATGAAGGAGGGCTTCAAACAGGTAGCGCACTTCGGCGTACAGTGCGGCCATATTGTGAGCGATAAAATCCTGTGGTTCAACGGCAACTTAAAGGGCGTGAACAGCAGTATGACACGGGTCAAGATACTGAACAACTTCGTGGGAACGGATGGGAAAATATACACGGTCGGGCAAGAAACAGAGATGAGCATGGAATTGGTGCATGACTATCAAAGGGCGGGTTTTGTCCAAGAGCTGGGTATGAGGCCGAAACTGAAACCCTGGGTGGTCAAACAACCCTGTGATGAGAAACCCGTCATCGCTGTGCGACCTATCCAGAAAAAGGCTGAGGGGCTGATCCAGGCGCTGGAGGAATATGGCTTCTGTGTAGTGCGCGTGCCGGAAATTGGTGATGCGCTGCTTATCGACCACGATATGCCGCTGTACGACTACCGGGAGCACATCGAGCAATACTGGCGGGCCGGTAAGCCTGTATTTTTATATCCGCATGGGGCAGCGCCTGTCCTGTCCTGGGATGGCATGCACGAGCCGTGCTCGATGGTGACCGCTAATTTTGTCACTGGGAAAGGGCACAAAGAGGTGATGCGGCGCTATGACTACCCCATTCCGACCCATGTGATTGGCTGGTATCTATGCCCTACCCTACCCTGGGCCGAGACAGATGGCTATAACGTGCTATTCGGACCGATCCACCCTGTCATGGGGCACAAATATATGTACCCGGAGGATGTGAAGGCGAATGTTAGAACATATGAGCGGCTGCTGGAGATCCCCAATATCAACTTGACTGTAAGACACGTGGGCGACCTGAAAATCAACGGGCTATGGGAAGCGCAGGGTGTACGTATATTACACGGCCAGGCCGATAACAATTATGGCAACATCGATGAGGCTGATCTGATCATCTCCAACGGAACGCTGGCTTATATGGCGATTGCCAGGGGCAAACCGACCATCATGCTCGGACAGGATACATGCGGTCGGGACGTGATTGGAGAGACCGTAGTAAGGGCCAAGAGCATGGGTAAATACGCCGATTACATGCGCTTCCCTTTCGATGTGGATGATCATGCGGATTTGCGGCGCGTGATGTATGAGGCCTGCAACCGCGAGCCGATAGCCTGGAAGCGGAAGTTTATCGGCGATCCGCTGGACGTGCAACGGTTTGGAGAGCTAGTAGAAGAGCTGATTTCAAAATTCAACGGCTGAATTATGACCAAAGTCCTGATCTACTGCCCGCTCAACCCCCGGCATCCACGTATCTACCCAGAGACGCTGCAAAGCATCCTGGTATTGGACTGGGACAAGCCGCTTGAGATCATATTTGGAAGAGATGACATGGATTACACGCCGCATACGGACGAGAAATACACTAACCTGACCACCAAGTACAACCGGGCGCGGCTGCTGGCGCTGGCGGGCGGTTACGATGCGCTCCTAACCATCGAGGCGGACATGATCGTACCGTCTATGGCGCTACAGCGCATGAGCCGTGTCGATGCGGATGTAGTCTATGCACTGTACTGCTCCAGGCGTCCAGGGCGGCAGGTCGGGCCTAGCCGTTGGCTGGTGTTCTCTGAGGTGAGCGGCGAGAACGGGAACGGCTTCCGCGCCGCCAAGGCCGAGCGGACGCCCAATGAGCGCCGAGCGCTCTGGGGCAGCGTTGTCGAGAGCAAGGGCATGGGCCTGGGTTGCACGCTGATCAGGCGGCAGGTACTGGAGAAGATCCACTTCCGTTGCCCCGATCCGGAGGTAAGCAATGATTGGTATTTATCGCTGGATTGCCAGGCGCATGGCTTCTCTCAGGCGCATGACTGCGGGGTGGTATGCGGGCATATCGACGAGGATGCGGTTTTATGGCCGGATGTCGAACAGGGCTGTTTGGTTGAGGAATGAGAGATGTACATAGATGCAACGGTTTTGAAGGAATACGGCGGGGTTTCTGGCGCGGCAGATAATGCGCTGATCACTGCCCTGATCACCCGGGCGCAGAAGTACATCGAGAGCTACACCGGGCGCACTTTCGAGGCATCTACCAATACCACGCGGCGCTTCACCATTGGCGAGGACACAGATGGGCGCTTGCTGTATCTGGATAATGATCTATGCACGATCGACGCCATTGTGACCAACGCAGATGGGGCCAGCCCGACCACACTGACAGCAAGCGAGTACATCACTCGCCCACGTAACATCACGCCGTATTTCGCCATCGAGCTGCTGCCATCAGGTAACAAGTCCTGGGAGTACACAGATGACCCACAGATGGGGATTACGGTGAGCGGAAAATGGGCATATAGCACCAGCGCGCCAGATGATATCAAGCACGCCTGTGTGAGGCTGGTGAACTATTTTTATCACCAGAAGGATTCCGGAGTCTATGATGTCACAGCGATTCCTGATGCAGGTGTAATCACGGTCCCACAAGGCATTCCACGGGATATCAAAATCATCCTGGATACATATAAAAGACACTTATGACCACCTATGCCAACTTTGTCACGAACTTAGGTGACCTATCAGTGACCGGGGTCACCCGCAAGCGGGACGAGCCGCCCGCCAGCCTCAACACCGCTGACCTGCCCACCATGTGGGTACAGTTCCCGATCGGCGAAGAGGGGCCGATCACCCTGGCGGCCCATGGCGGCTGGCCGACGTTCAAGGCGCAGCTCGTTGTAGCGTATGAGGCCGTCGGGCAGAATACGCAGGCGGCCAATTTCTCGGGCACAGTGGCGATGATGGACAACGTAGTCAGCGCGCTCAGGACAGCGGTCGGGACGGTGGTCAAGGGCAAGATCACCTGGACCATCCGGCAGGGAAGCGTGACGGTAGCAGGGAACGACTATTGGGCAGTTATTGCAGATGTGGAGGGCCATGGATGAGCAAATACGAGGTATTAGCGTTACTCTGGTCACCGAGCAAGAACAGGTATATCGAAGTTGGCGAGAGCATCGAGCTGGGTGACGAGATCGCCAAAATCCTGTTGAACAAACAGGCAATCAGGCCGGCGCGGGTGAAGACGCCCCGGCGGGCATATAAACCATATAAGTATGAGGAGTTGAAAGATGGCACAAACGACTAACAGCATATGGGGAGGCGCGGCAAAAGTCGAGTTCTCCTCCGACGGCAGCGCCTGGACCGATATCAGCGGCCACGCCAATAACGTGGATGCGCCGAGCGTCGAGCGGCGACAGGGCGAGGGCTGGACCTTTGACGGGGAGTATCCCATCGTCAAAGTTGGCAAACGCCAGTCTATCCGCATCCCGGTGCGCATCATATACACCGAGCAGGCCGCGGATGCTTCTGACCTGGCACGGACACAATTCGAGCTCGCCGGTGGGGGCACGGCTTACCTGCGCTGGTCGCCTGGCGGCGGTGACAGCGGCGACTATCAGTACACCACCGACGCGGGCTTCGTACAGGCGTACACGTATCCGCCAGTGAACTCCGAGGAAGACGGCCCGTTAATGACGGGCTTCACGGTGCAGTGCGCGCAAATCACCAAATCGGTCGTAGCGACCTAGAAAGCTGACAAGATATGCCTAAACGAATACATAAGGTACAGCGCAAGGTTGACAGCGATGAAGTGCAGGGCGAAGGATCATTCGTGGTTTTGCACGCCGCCACCCTTGGAGAAGTCATCAGGGCGCAAAAGGCAGAGAGCGGCGCGGTTGATTCAATGGAATTCGGCGTTGCCTTACTCAAGCGCCTGGTTGGGGACTGGAACTGGGTCGATGATGAGGACAAACCGCTGCCAAAGCCAAAAGATGATCCTGACGTGATCGATGGTCTACCTCTCCAGGAATTGACATTCTTGGTGGGTGCGCTTGGGCTGACGGAGCTGGCCGAAAAACAAAAAAACTAAAGCTCAGGGTGGCGGAGCATCTCTGGACTAAGGGACCGCCACCCTGGGAATACATCGAGCTGGTGCTGTGCCGGGATGTCTATCATTGTCGCCCTTCTGAACTGCGCGAGGAAGACTTCGAGGACATCATGGAGCATCTGGCCTGCCTGGATGTCGAGAGCAAGGTCAGAAACTCAAAGATGAAGGAAGCCCGTGGCTAAATCCAATCTTGATATCATCATTGGTTTAACTGATCAAGCTTCAGGCCCCCTTGGGAAATTAACTGGTTCTCTTGGTGGTGTTGCAAAGAGTCTTGGTACTCTTGGATTAATTGCTGGTGGAGCCGCGATTGCAGCTATAGCCGGAATTGGTGCTGTTGCGCTAAAGGCAGGTCTTCAATTAGATGAGGCATTCGATACAATCAGAATCAAAACGGGGGCAACTGGGGAAATTTTAGAAGGATTAAAACAAGATTTCCGTGAGGTATTTACTTCGGTTCCAACTGATGCCGGTACTGCATCTGCGGCAATAAGTGAATTACATGCGCGCCTGGGGCTTATGGGCGAACCGTTGGTTGAGGTTACCAAAAATCTTACTGAGATGACGCGCATGTTGGGGGGTGATGCAGCCACAAATGCTGGATTATTCGGCCGTGTGATGGGGGACTGGAGTATATCGACAGAGGATGCTTCGATTACACTTGATAAATTATTCGCTGCTAGCCAAGCCACGGGTGTTGGTGTCGAGAGTTTGATGGGTAAAGTCGTTCAATTCGGTGCG